GGTTCTTATGCTGAAATGCCGCTGTACTATGGAACGTGTGACGATGATGCAGATACATCATTAACTGGTGTTGTCAAAGTGCTTTCAGAAGTTGAATTTAATGCAGATAAACAAGCAGAGCATCAAGCTAGAAAACCTTATCCGTCTTGGGTAGGCGATATTAATACTATGTCATGGCAACCACCTTTAGCTTATCCGCAAGATGATAAAAGCTATTACTGGGACGAGCCAACAGTGTCTTGGAAAGAATTTACACCAGTGGTTGAGTTACCATGAAAACGGCTGAGTTAGGTTACTTTGGCAATATCTGGGTTAAACAGAACGTCCTAGAACTTGCTGGCGAAACACACGGTGGGCATGAGCATAAGTTCGACCATGTGACACTGCTTGTATCGGGCAAGGTATCTGTTGAAATTGAAGGTCACGAACCTAAAGAATTCACAGCACCAACCTTTATTGTCATTCGCAAAGAACATCAGCACAAGATTACAGCAGTTGAGGACGGTACAGTTTATTACTGTGTCTATGCTCTGCGTAATATGGACGGTGAGCCTATTGAAGACATTTACGGGGAGCAACATGACCCAGAGTCTGCCAGTGCTAGAGATGCAGGATACTGGGATAAAGTTAAGAGGATAGACAAATAATGGAGCATTTCATTTCGCTACTATTTCTTGCTCGCGATGTCGCCCACCGTGAGCATTTGCGCACCAGAAGTTTTGCGGCGCACATGGCGCTTAACGACTTTTACCATGAGATTATTGACCAAACTGATGGTTTAGTTGAGGCGTATCAAGGCAGTTATCAGCTTCTTAAAAACTTAGAAATTATCGGCAGTAAAGATGAAGCTAATATTGAAACTTTTTTAAAGAATCAAGTGACGTGGATTGATAATAACCGTTACAAGGCTTGTTCAAAAGAAGATTCACCCATCCAAAATTTAATCGACGGTATTTTAGAATCTTACTTTACTGTTCTCTATAAACTCAGATTCTTAAAGTGAGGTCGAGATGCCTGATGAAGCCTGCCGGTTAGCTAAAGTTGAACAGCGCATGGACGCGCTCGAAGAAGTTTTCGAAGATAGAGGAAAAAAACTTGATGCAATAATTCATGCGCTTGAAGAAATGAAGAACGAACAGACTAAATACAAAGGCTTTATTGGTGGAATTGTGTTTACTGTTGGCGCGTTGTTTTCGTTTCTTACATGGTGGTCGAGTAAATAATGGAATTGCTGCAATTTGCAACAGATGTTGGGTTTCCAATCGCTGCGGCTTGTGGCGGTATTTATTTTGTTTTTCTAACACAAAAGTTTTTGCTTGATAGTGTGCTTGAAAGAATACAAGGCTTGATTGCTATCATTAGGCAATTAGACAAGCGCATTACCGCCATGTCGCAAGATATAATTAGAATTGATGCGCTTATGTCTGAAGCGTTAGATATTGCAAAAGAGAAGGAAAAAAATGGAAGCTGATGCAATTGCAAAATATATAAATCAATATGGTTTTCCGATTATTGCGGCAGGTGGCATGGGTTATATTGTCTATTATGTGTGGGTATGGGCAACGACAATCGTCAAGCCAATACTTGAAGAAGCCTATGTTGTGCTTGTTGAGCTTATAGATCAGATTCGTGTACTTGATAACGACATGATTCGTTTAACACAAAAAATTAGCACTATTTTATTATTGCGAGGGAAGAAATGAAAACAGGCGTACGTGGTTTAGCGTTAATCAAAGAATTTGAAGGCTGTAAACTTAAAGCGTATCAATGCCCAGCAGGTGTGTGGACTATTGGCATTGGCTCAACACATTATGGTGATGGTACGCCAGTCACTAAAAACAGAACGCTACCTAATGAAGGCGCAGCAATGGCGTTATTAGCTGCAACCATTGGGCAATATGAAAAAGCGGTTAATGCAATGGGTGTTGAGTTAACACAAAATGAGTTTGATGCGCTGGTTTGCTTATGCTACAACATAGGCGCAGGCAATTTTTTTAAATCAACATTGGTCAAAATGCTTAAAGCCGGTGATGATAAAGCCGAAATTGCACAACAATTTTTGCGTTGGGATAAGTCAGGCGGTAAACCACTCGCTGGATTAACCCGCAGACGCAATGCTGAAGCAGAATTGTTTTTAACGCCATAATAAAAAAGCCGCTTATTTAGCGGCTTTGTTTTTTGCTATCCATTTTTGATAGGCTTCTTCAGGTGTTGACCCAGAACAAACAGCCGTTGTTTGTGTGTAACATAACCAGATTCTGCCGATCTTTTTAAGTCGTGGTTTCATCTATGCCTACTTTCAATAACAAGTTCACTGACTGCTAATTGCGGCATAGGATTATCAGAAAAATGTTTTAACCGCGCCATGTAATCGCGCATTTTTTGACCTCGCAATGCTTTGATAGTTGGGTCTTGGTCTACTTTGTAGCCTTTGAAATCATAAGTTATATTTTGCACTGGCGCGCTCCATAAGTTAATTATTAATTAGTTTTTTTAATCTATTAAAATACCATTCAGCTTTTTCCATGTCTTCAATCCCATTTTTTAAATTATATCGCCATTGATATTTTAAAATATTTCCTCGCAAAAATCCGATAAATTCATCACGGGTAAGCATTGATTCAATAGCATCAATACATTCAATTTTTCCGTTGTTGTAATGCGCTGGTGAGTTTACTTTTTCACTTGTTTTAATGGGCGCGCCTGCGTTAACTAATTCTTTTTGCTTATTTAAATGTTTAATAACATTATCAAGCCGCACAGGTGAGCAATCAACAGGTGGTTCAACCGCAGGCAATGGCTCATAATTAACCAATGTATATAAAAAAGCATTGTCTATTCTATCCGCAGACTTATGCACAATGCCTTCTTTGATTAATTTTTGAACCTTAAACTCTACTTGATGTTGCTTTAAATCAGTTAATTCTGTTATTTCTCGCATTGTCATGCCTTGACGGTTTCCGCGATGAAGTATTTGTTGAATCATTTTTTTATCTCATTAAGTTGATACGGATGGCAAGTAAGATTCCAACGTGTTAAATGCGTGCTCATAGACTTTAAAACAAAATCATGTCTAACTGCCGCACTCTCGCATGATTCCTTATCTGCAAAGGTTGTTGTGCTTTGCGTAACATTGCCTTGTGAAATAATAGTGCTGATTAAAATATAGGCTGTTGTTGAAATCATTTGTTATTTCCAATGTGGCGGTATTCAAAATCAGAATGAAATCCATTAAACCCGCCGCATCTTGTCCATCCTTTCACTTCACATCTAACTTCAAACTCCACCCACGGGTCAGCCCGTCTAGCTGCTACCTCAGCGTATTTCATCATTATATCTGCGTGTGGGTGTGGTGTGATAACTGGAGCAGGTCTTTCATATTCTGCTATGTTGTAGCCAAACGCCCAACTTCCCTTAGTAACCCACGTTAAACTCAATACAGCACTCGTTGCATCACCAGGGGCTTTGCTCCAATCTGGCTCAAACTGTTCAGTTGTTTGTTTTTCATTCCACTCTTGAATAACTTTTTGCATTGCTGATTTTGATGATACGTTATCAAGCTGTAAATATAAATCTTGTATTTGTTCTTCAGTTAATAAGCTCATTTCTTATCCTCTTTTACTTTTAACGTATGCAATTCACCGATTCTGCTGGCATTAAGCAACCACAACAATTGACGCAAATAGCCTTGTTGTTGTTTTATGTATTGTTCTGCTGTCATTTCCCAGTGCTCCCAAAACCATTTAAACCACGCTCAGTTATTTCTGTAAACTCGTCAACTTCTTCAAATATTGGACGTAATACAGGCACAAAAAACATTTGTGCAATGCGTTCGTTTGGCTGGATTCGATAGCTATCACCATGCGTCATGCGCAACTTAACCATAATCTCGCCCTGATAATCGCTGTCAATTACGCCTACAGTGTTCATCAACCCAATACCGTGATTAAACCCTAACCCACTGCGTGGAACAATTAACCCTACAACAGACTTATCAGCAATATGGATTGCAATGCCAGTTGGTATTAACAAAGGAAATTCTGGCGTTAATAATTCTGTGTTATCAATACAAGCGTGCAGATCAATTGCAGCAGCTCCAGCCGTTTTAAATTCTGGCATAATTGCGTTGTCGCGTAGTTTTTTTAGTTGCATAAAGTTAACTCCCATTGTTTAGGCATGTCGCCAATCCACATTTTTAAAAATTCACGTGCGGTTTTATTGCCGCGTTGGCTTTCTGATAAGTTAATGCGTTTAATTTGTATATGTTCTATTCCTTCATCATCAACAACCAACCGTTTGCCAATCAGATCACCGCAGTATTTTGCAAACTCTTTTTTATTATAAAAAAACACTCTCCAATTTTTTACAATACGCTCAAATCGTATTGCATTTTTCATGCGATAATTAACTGTTTGTGGTGATAAACCATGCTCAGTAGCAAAGTCTAAAACGGTCTGTTCATCTTCGTTTGGATGGCAAACAACAATGTTATTAATTCTAAAATTATAATTATCACCGTCTTTAAAAATAACAGCATCCTCAAAACTTGGATAATAACCATGTGAAAAGAAAACAGCCATGCGCCATGCGGTAAAGTATTTTTTACCGTTTTCTTTTTTAACGCAAATGGTGGCTTGCCGATTTGCGTAGTTAAAAGACAACGGTTTGTCAGGTGTTCTTTTTCTGTAAAACGTGC